GGAAGCGCGTGCAGGCGGTCGAGGCGCTATACAACGGCCAGAACGGACAGCCGGCGGATTCCGAAACCCCGCCGCAGCAGGCTTCGCCGGCACCCGCCGTACCCCCCACCGCGCCTTCGGCACCGCTGGTGCCCCCCACCGCGCCTTCCGCTCCGCCGGCTGTGCCCCCTGCGGACCTCGATCCGAACTCGGAGACCTGGAAGGTTCGCTACGTTCGGATGCAGGGCCAGTGGAACGCGGCGCAGAAGACCATTGGCGAGATGCAGGAGCAGATGACCCAGCTTGGCAACGAGCTGGTGCATGTCCAGCACCGGACCGCCAAGCAGGCGGCTCCTCCGCCGCCACCGGAGCAGGCTCCGCGCTACGTCACCGATCAGGATGTGCAGGACTACGGAGTCGATCTGCTCCATTTCACCCAGCGCGCCGCTGCCGAGGCTGTAGCGCCCCAGCTGCAGGCGCTCGATCAGCAAAACAGGCAGCTGCAGGCCCAGCTGGCGCAGGAGGCCCGCGCGCGGCTGGATATGCGTGTTGAGTCTGCGGTCCCTAATTTTAGAGAGATCGACCGCGATCCGCGATGGCATCGATGGCTGCTTGGTATTGACATGCTGTCAGGTCGTGTGAGACAAACTCTTCTGGACGAGGCTATATCAGCGGCGGAAGCCCCTAGAGTAATCTCGTTCTTTCGTGGTTTCCTCAATGAGGAAGTAGCCACGGGCAACCTTGAGCCAGCGTACATTTCCCAGCAGCCAGCGGCTCCTAGGGAAGCGGCGATCCCCCTGGCGTCACTGGCGGCTCCTGGCAGGGCGAGGCCAACTTCTGGCGGTGAGTTCACCGCGGGGTTGCCCGAGAGCCGGATATACACTCGCGCCCAGATCAAGCAGCTCTACGACAGCAATCGCCGCGGGGCGTATGTAGGACGTGAAGCTGATTGGGCCCGGCAGGAGGCCGATATCATCGCGGCTGGTCGGGAGGGGCGTGTCCGTTAACCGGGGGCCGCTCAACAAAAGCAAGTAGCCCCCAATCGCAGGGGTTACGTCTATGCCAATTCCCAGTGCAGGCTTTGCCGGCGCAACGTCGGGCTCAGTACCCGTCCTTACGCCTATCGGCTCTACTCCCAACAACCTCCAGACCACCGGCTTTATTCCGGAGATCTGGTCGTCCAAACTGGTCGAGAAGTTCTATGCCTCGACCGTGCTGTCGGCGATCTCCAACACCGACTACGAAGGCGAGATCCAGAACCAGGGCGACCGGGTCAAGATCCGCACCAAGCCGACCATCACCATCCGCGACTACAAGGCGGACGGTCTGCTCGGTCTCGACCGCCCGACCGGTGGCTCTGTCGAGCTGTATATCGGGATCGGCAAATACTTCTCGCTCATCCTCGATGACGTGATGGAGGTCCAGTCCGACCTCAATCTGCTGTCGATGTGGAGTGATGACGCGGCCCAGCAGCTCAAGATCGTGGTTGATCGTGACGTGCTTGGCGGCATTGTCGGCGGCGCTGCCGTTGGCAACAAGGGCGACACAGCCGGCATTATCTCCGGCAACATCAATCTTGGCAAAAAGGGTGCTCCGATCACCATGGTTGGCCGCCCGGCCACGCCGCCGGTCGCCGGACAGATCGAAATCGTTGACGTTCTGCTTCGCCTTGGCCAGTGCCTCGATGAACAGAACATCCCGGAGTCGGGCCGCTGGGTGGTGATGTCGTCCGCTGCCGGACGCATGATCAAGCAGTCGGAACTCAGGCAGGCTTACCTGTCCGGAGATCCGGTCTCGATGCTGCGCAACGGTCGGCTGGGCATGGTGGACCGGTTTACGATCTACATCTCCAACCTTCTGCCGGGTGTGGCAACGGATGCGGTCAACTTCGCAGCCGGCGAGCAGCCTATTTTCGCCGGACATTCGCATGCGCTGACATTCGCAAGTCAGATCTCCAAGGTCGAAACCCTGCGGTCGGAACTGACATTCGGTCAGATTCTCCGCGGGCTACAGGTCTACGGCTACCAGATTGTGGACCCGACCGCGCTTGTCGAAGCGAAGGTTGCACTCGCTTAAGCATTTCTTAATACTCTCCATCTAGGCTCGTCTGACCGGAGGAGCCTAGATGGCGACAAGTCCTTCATATCACGGCAATTACAGTGACCGGGACCACCCGACGCTGAACAAGGTCGTGGACTACATCAACGACGCCAGGACGCTGTTGATGGATAAAATCCCTCCCTATCGCTATGACGACCCCTCACTGCTGATTGCGCTTAATGTCACCATGCTGGAGGCACGCCGCCTGCGGGCGGACCTGTTCGTGTTCAATCTGGCAATGAAGGGCCAGATCCAGGCGTTTACCGAGGTCGATGACACCTACGTCGACATCGAGCCCCAGTTCCGGTTGGCGATCCTGCACGGGCTGTGCGGCCACGCGCTGGAGCGCGATCAGGAGGACGTTCAGGACGTCCGCGCCACCACGTTCCTTGGGATGTTCAATGCCGGGCTGATCGGTCGCAATCTGGCCGGTGTCGCCGGCGGTACGCCGCCCGGCGGTCAGGGCGGCGGAGGAGGTCCGGGATGAGGCAGGACACCCGTAACTACGGCAAATTCCACCAGCGGTTCGCCAAGGGCGGTGCCGTCGAGGGCGAGGATCCCGGTGACGCCAAAGAGAATCTGGACGGTGACAGGGCCTATGCCGAGGGCGGGGTCGTGGAGAAGGAGTCGAAGACCGAGAAGGCACTGGAGAAGGTCGCTGCGGGCCGCAAGCCCTGGTATGCCACTGCTGGCGAGGGCATCAAGGGGTTCGCCCGAGGCGGTGCCGTCAAGGCGGATGAGATGGGTAAGGACGTGGAGCCCGAGATGGGAGACAGTGAATGAGCAAGTCAGATTGTGAGAAGTACTGGGCCAAGCTGATCGGGCAAGCCAACGTCCTTTTGACGGGTGCTTCCGATGCTGAACTCCGCGTCCAGCTGTTCGACACCATGCAGGAGTTCTTCGAAGGCTCGAACTGCTGGATGGAGAATATCAATTTCACGGTGGTGCCGGACGGGCTCGAATACACGCTGATCCCGCTGACCGGGCGGATCGAGCGTCTGCTCTGCGTGGTCGACCAGAACAACACCCCCCAGCAGGCGGTGATGCCGGAGATCGGCACGGTCCGCTTCCTGTATCCCTACAACAATCCGCAGTCGATGACGGCCACCGTGGTCAAGAACGTCACGGATCCTTTCGGCTGCTACCCACCCAATATTCCGGACTGGTTCCTTCCAAAATACGGTAATGGGCTTCTAAGTGGTCTGCTGGGCTACATGATGCTGCAGCCCGGACAGTCCTATTCGAATCAGACACTGGCCTCATTTCATCTTTCGCGGTTTCGTGGAGTCCTCGCTCACGCACGCTCCGCCACCATGCGCGCAAATACCGTAGGTTCTCAGGCGTGGGCATTTCCGCAATCCTTCCGTGTTACTGGTCAGCGGGGTGGCGTCAGTACTTTTAACGTCCATCCGGCGGTCTTGAGGTGATTTATGTCGGTACGCAAGTTCGGCGACTGGACTAAACACAGCATTACTTCGGCGCGGGTCGATCTGCAGATCGACAACAACGGCACTTGGATGGATGCATTTCAGTTCGGCGACCCGGACGATATGACATGGACGTTGGCGGACATGGAGTTCGAACTGGACGTGCAGCGCAATCCTTACGATCTGGTGCCGCTGCTGTCGCTGTCGACCGCCAGCGGGCGGATTGTCGTTGATGATCTGATCAAGCGAGTACTTCATTTTGACGTTAGCGCCGACGACATTCAAGCCAGCCTGACTCCGGGAACATATCTCTACGATCTGGTCATGGTTGATGCGCAGGACCGGCGCGTGCCGTTAATGCACGGCTCGCTTGAGGTCACCCAGGGCGTCACTTATCCCCCATGAACCGGTGGCGAGATGGTCGTAAAACACAACGATCCAGCTAATATTTTCGCCCAACCGGTTGTTGTGATCGGCGGGCCGACCGGCCCGTCTGGCGGGCCGACCGGTCCTACCGGGCCGATAGGTCAGGGGACGTATGTCACCGGACCCACGGGCAAGGGCGCGTTCACGGGTCCGACCGGTTACACCGGGCCGACAGGTCCGGCAGCTACCGGTGCGCAAGGGGAGGTTGGCATGACCGGCCCGCCCGGGGCCGGAGTGATGGGGCCAACCGGAGTCGGGGAAACGGGGCCAACAGGCCCTGCCGGGACCGGGCCAACCGGCCCTACCGGCGTGCAGGGACCGGCTGGGTTTGCTTCCACCACGGGTTCGACGGGGCCAACAGGCCGGGTGGGCCAGACCGGGCCGACTGGGGTGCCGGGATCAGCGGTCAACACCGGAGCCACCGGTCCTACGGGCTATACTGGTCCGCTGGGTACGGGTCCGTCCGGGCCGCAGGGCATTCCGGGTACCGCGGTCAATACTGGTGCGACTGGTCCGTATGGGCCGACTGGGCCGACCGGGATACAGGGAGCGACCGGCAGCGCCACCAATACCGGTGCAACCGGACCCGCCGGCCAGGCCGCCATACCTCCGACTATATCGCTTTCGGCACCGTCTGGCGGTGTCGATGGTGATGTCTGGTATCAGGTGACGTGATGACAAACCAGGCTGTCATCTCGCTTAGGCACAACGGGTTCTGGAAGGATCCGTATCGGATCTGGGTCAAGGATACCGTATGGAAAGAGCCGCTTGGTGGCTGGATCAAGCATGGCGATGTCTGGCAACAGTTCTGGCCGCTGTTCGATCCGACGCTGGTGCTTGATCTCGACTTCCGCAAGATGACGGAGCTTGATCCGAGGATCACCTATACGCGCAATGGCTGGGGCACGTATTTCGATGAAGAAGGCATCTTGCGGTGGTGCGCCAACAACGCCTTCATCAACTCCGAAAATTTCAGCGCCATTATCACCAACGCAACCTGCACACTGAATGCCGGCACCGCTCCTAACGGTACCAACACGGCCAATCTTATTACTTCCAGCGTCACTGGGAGCAACGTCGGATGGCGTTACGATACTCCGGACACTGCTGGCTATCTCACTGTGAGTATGTACGCCAAGCCCGGGACCAAGAGTTGGCTGTGTTTCGCCTGCTACCCAAGCTTTGCTCAAAATTTTCTCTGGTTCGACGTCGCCAATAATCTGGTTACCAATCAGGGAGCGCAGTGGGTAGCTGCCGGAGTGGAAGATGTCGGCGATGGCTGGAAGCGTTGCTGGGCCAGATGTTCTTACGCCAACGGTGCGATGTGGCTCTACGTTTGCGATACCGGGGGTTCGACTGCCTGCACTGCACCGGGCACCATCTATCTGTGGGGCGGGCAATATGAATACACGTCAAAACGGTTGGGGCCGCCGGGAGCGTATATCAAGACCGTAGCGGGAAACATCTATGGTGCTCCGCGGTTCGATCATGACCCCGCCACGCGCGAGCCGCTTGGTCTGATGGTCGAGCGTGAAACGACCTACTCCGTCAATTTCAATCAGTTTTTTTCCCAAACCGGGTACTGGCCGGGGACCAATTGCACTGTCGGCGGAATCGATGGCGGCGGCGGGGCTGGCAACGTGCTGGCTCCGGACGGACTGATGACCGGGTTCACCTTAACGGCAAGCGGAACGCCCAGTGAGATCAGGCAGAATGGAGCCTACTCGATAGGGATACCGTTTGTCATAAGCGTCTTCGCCAAAAAAGGAACGGCGGAATGGTTTTCGCTGCGCGCTGCCGCTGTTGGTGATCTGCCGGGGGC